ACCATGCCTTCCTGCACCACAACCCGACCGGAGTTCTGTAGGTACATGTTGTCGAGGAGACTCCGCAGCAGAGTGGTTTTGATGAGCTGTAAATCTTCCACCTGGTCGGTGATCGACATGCCTACGATCTGGTGTGGCAACGGCGTTGGCGTGATGGTTGCAAACGGAATGGTGTCAGCCGGTTCGTTGTCTAGGATCTGACGACCGGCGTAGAAGACGCGGCGCAGTTCGTTAATACCGTCACCGTCGTAATCGACATAACACCATGCCTCGACATACAGTACACGCCTGCGTTCATAAGCTGACAAAGGACTCATTGATGCGCGGTCATTGTATCGTGCCCAATATTCATCCGTACCCGTAAACGCAACTTCGTCCGACAGATGCTCTTCCAGCATTTTCCTGTCGTAACCCAGAGCAACCAGAGATGACACGGTAGCCATTGTCCTATGACCTACAATCATCGCGTCATCGAGACTCGTAGCTGCTGCGTCTACCAGAAATTCTTCCGGCGGCATTGTTTCTATCTTTACACGATTACGCTTACGCTGACGTTTGATCTCTACATCATATATTTGTGGTACAGGCATACCCTGCGCTTGCATCATTTGAGCCTGCTGCTCGTTGACGCCTGGAGCTGGCCGTGCTTCCACCGATACGGCTTCTACTCCATCCTCCTGTAGCAGTAGACCCAATGCACCTTCGTCTAGATTTTCAAACGTATGCGTATGTACTTCTATAGAATCGTCCCACCACCATTTAACGAAGCCGCCTTTATTCATCAGTGCGTCCTTGAACACGCTGTAGAACAAGGTTACGGCATCGTTATCCTGCTGTATGATGTAGTTCAGATAATCCGTGGCCTGTTCAGCCATCGCAATATCTTCGCCGGAACGTGGCACAAACTCCACAACCTTCTCAGATCCAAAGAACACACGCATCATCGAAGGGAGTACGGCTTGCACGGAATCACGAACATCACGGCTGACAACCTGACTCCTGCCGTCTACTTCGTTGCCGAATGGATCGCCTTTGTAATACTTGGTTGACTCTGCCCTGATCGGGCTGATGTCATCGTCTATGTACTGGATCGCGTCTGTGATATAGGAACGAACTGTGGTTTGCAGTTCTTCCTCTGTCATCCCGATACCAGCTTCGGTTTCAGCTTGGTCGATGTAGGCCAATATACACCACTCGTAGAAGAATAGTCCAACCGAACATATTACGATACCAATAAGGGTTCAACAGTTAGATAGAAAAAACCCCGCCCGATTGGACGGGGCTTACCCTAGCAAGGAGAAAGCGGCGGGGTTTGTAGAGAACTGTGACCCTACACAACTGGACGGGTTGTGTGAACGCTGTCCTTGAAGCAGTGAGTTTAATAACACTACTAAAAAAAATCTAGGGGCACCTCCCCCGGAGAAGGACGGGAGTTGAAATGTGTGGTTGTTTAAGTTGGGCTGTAGGCAACGGCTACCAGCCGAACCCCCTAGACTATTCCCGCTATGTCTCTTTTGATTTTACCCATACGTCTACCAGATCGCCCACCAATAGCTGTTCCTGCATCGGATGCGAACGTAAGAACAAACGCATCTGCTGAATCAGGACTTTGTACCCCACGCTTCTTTAGTTCTGCTTTCGATTCAATCTTAACTCTACCATTAGATGTATAGGTATACCTAACTGTTACTAATTCTGATTTCAAACGCTCATCATTCGGTAACCTTACATCTCTACCTTCTAACCATGTTTTTGCTTTATACCACAACTCTGCTCTCAAGTTAAGATAGTGCTGTCCCATAGCTGGGCTTTCACTCACGTTGATCGCATAGGCTGGTAATCCCATTTCTCTCAATCTATCCGCTACACCCGCACCAAGCCCAATGGCATCTACAAATATCTCGGCAGGCTTTTCTGTGCATTGATCATACTCGGCTTTTACTGCACCTGTGAGCTGCATCGTATCCAGATTTCTCCAGAGTTGTACGGGTTCTGTAATAGCGTTTCCTTTTCGCTTACAGAGTGCTGATGAGTCTGCACCAAATCGTGCTACGTCCACACCCCATATCGTAGACCCGAACATGGTGGGCACCACATCTCTGTCGATTGCAGCAGAAATCAGTTCTTGTGGTATAACCGTATCATCGTCGCCGCGTGGAAATTCACCCAAAACACGTACACGGTAAGTATTGGATTCCTCTCCATACCGCAGCTTACATTCTTCTACATATTCTTCAGAAACACGATCCGTTGTTTCACAAGATACATGAAACGTATTCCACCTATCTGCGAGTTTATGAAATGTATCATAGAAATATCCGCTCGACCTTACTGGGTTACCAGCCAGTACCATCGTAGCATGATGAGCAGACATAGAACCACCAGCAGCTTCATATACCTGTTCTGGTACACCACTAGCTTCGTCTGCTATCAGAAGAACGTGTTCTGCGTGAACACCCTGTAGCGCATCTGGCTGTTCAGCTCTAGATGTACGTGCTGAGATAAAATTACGCTGTGGATCTTCCGCGAGTTCTATCCTGTCGGCCCGTACAATAAACATTTCACGGAAACCTTCAGGTGCCTGTTTTAGCCAGGATTTCGCTTCCGGTAGAAGAGCATCATGCAACTGCGCTGACGTAGGAGCGGTAATAACGACTTTCGCATGATAGTGAACGGTGATCCACCAAAGTGCGAGCCAGGACAAACAACTCGTCTTACCTACCCCGTGCCCAGAACGGATACTTACCCCACGGTTTTGTTTCGCTACAGCAGCCATCACTTCAGACTGCCATTTGTCAGGTTGGGCACCCAACATTGTATTCACGAACAGCGTAGGGTCTTTACGATACTTTGCTATAGGAAGATAGAAGTCCACTAATGCTTCACATTCGCCTTGAGAGCTTTCAAGTGGCGTTTAGCTGCTTGAACCGTTTTATGGGTGGTAAGTTTTCTCCAGCCACGCGGTCGCTTGACCTGAACCGTCTTACCTTTGAGTCGATACGGCATCTAGTTATTCATTTTTGAAAACGTATCGCCTGACGATCTACCCATATTCTACCTTGCATATACATCTCGTCACCCTTACCAAAGAATGTATCTATGACATACTGATATTCTTCTTCGTTCATAAATTTTTCAGCTTTTCTTTCATGTTTCGCATTAACAGCAGGATAAAGCAGGCATCCCTGATTGTCTTTGGCAGAGTACACACGATTCAGGCCATTCGATACATACGCTTCCGTTCCTCCCTGCTGCCACTCAGGATAGATACCGCGTTTGTTCAAATCCATCATTGACCTACAGATAGCTTTCCTTACTTCTGCCTTCGTATGTCCCACGCCGTCTGATTGCACATCCTCGACAATCGCTGCAAAATCCAATGTGTCGGCTCGTAAGATATCTTCATCTGGAATGTAACCACTGGAAAAGGAATCCATTTGTTCCGACATATTAACTCTCCATCAGGTTTGTGAAACTTTCGATAATAGTATCAAGTTCTGGTAGCCAGCGGTGTTTGGGATTCAGTTTAGCAAGATTACTTCTATTCTCCACAACTACCGACCGAGTAGCCAATACAATTTTAAGATCGGCAGGAATCGGAGGCGGCAATTGCGCCACTGTTGCTCCAGCCAGATCCCGATCATACTCATCACTCGACTGCGCCAGCACCTTTACGCGAGTACGTTCCGGCTGATCCATAGCCACAACGTGTGATGCCATAGCCAGCTTTTGGGTGTGATTCGTTTTCGCTTCATTGATTAAATCGGACAGCACACCGCGATCATCCTCGTTTATCTTTTTAAGTGCCTCGTCCAACTCAGCACTCTCGACTTCCTTCTTCGCCTCTGTCAACGTCAGTGTTCCATTGATGACAGGTTCTACGAGTTCAGGCTTACGCTTCCGTATCTTCTTCGCTTCCTGCACATACTGATGGTTCGTCTGGAAGGTTTTAGCGGCGTTGTCGCGGGATTTGGAACCTTGTGCAATTATTTGCACAATGTCACCCAAGTCCGTTCGCGTACCCTGCCTTTCGCGAGCTTCTGCTTCCAAGACATCCAAGATATCTGGATCTGCCGCGAGCATAGCACGTTGCTGACTTGTGAGATGTCTGCGCTGAAGATTTGTCGAGATAATCCACTCGCCAGCAGTTACACCATCAGGGGCATCCCATTCTATCTCCACGGGTGCAATGTTCAACTCATCACAGGCCCGGACACGATTGCGTCCATCAAGTAGTTGATTTTCATGGATCACTACAGGATGCAGTTGACCACGATCTCGTATGTCCCGAACAAGTTCTTCGTAATCGCTACCAACCAACAACGGAAACTTCCCTGCTACCGGATGAATCTCGATCATAGTTATTTCTTCAGTGAAGGATATTTTTTGTAGACCGCTCGTCTGACCTTCGACTTCTCACCATCAGTCCCGTAAGCAGCAACCATAGCCAATGCGTTTCTAGCATGGCTGATGTCGTTTATCGGATAGGCTCGCTTGCTAGGGAGCGCGAAAGACTTCGTTTTCAACTTCTTCCGTTGCTTGGCCGTCAATCTTGCCATCAATCCTCCTGAAGTACGGATGCTCCTTCAAAGTCTCAGCACAGAACACACAGGTCAACCAAAGATACGTCACCTTCTGCCTCTGATTACAACCATCACACACCACCCAGTTGTCCATTTGGGCCTCCCACATAAGTAGTTCTTTTTGTTTATACTGTATTTATATTGATAGCGCACCCTAACAAGCACCACTAACAAGCCTAACCAGTATTACAAAATTTTTTCAGTTAATACAAGGGCTATCAGATAATACAGCCACTAACAAGCCCCAGTATCATGCCTGCTAAACAGTAGACCCCTCCAGTTCTTCCAGCTCCATAGCATTAGCCAGTTTAGCTTTTTGCCAGGGCAGTAAACTAATATCATGGTCCTCTAACCAACTGATAACAGCATCACCACTCAATGATGTAGACTGCTCATGTAAGGCCTCAGATGCTTGAATCATTAGTATACGATCCAATTCACCATAAGGTAGAAACTTTGCTCTGCTGCGTAGACGTTCCGATAAGGACTCGGACATCATTAAGCCTCCTCAAATAAGATTTCTAAAAATTGGACCTAGAACGTAAACCGTCAAGTTGATGTGTGACGACCCGCACAAGTTCACGCCCCGGCTGTAATGTTGGGGGGGTCATTTCGGTTTTCGTTCGGTATCGGTGTTTATTCGGTGCCTGTTCGGTGTTTATGCGGTTTCGGTGTCCGTTCGGTGTTTCGGTGTTTGTTTGGGTTTAGGTTCGTGGAACTAGAACCGTACGACCAAACCAGTTCGCAATGTCTCACGCGCTCGTTACTGTCAAAGTCTCATGGTACTTTGCCCGGTTTATCCATTCCAAACGCGAATACAGCAGCTCTCCCGCACTTCGATACCTTCCAGGCACTAACATATGCTCAAGACATTAACGAGCCTTAGAACGCCGATTTTTTTGGAGTCCAGTCAAGATTGATATACCCCCACCTTTTTTTTCAGTAGTTCCTAGACGCAAGAAACCCCCGCCAAGACTGCGCGAGGGTTCCTAGGACACTACCCGGCTACGGTTTGTTAGTTGCTCATAGAGTACCTCCCTCAAACCAAGATTCCTGCGCTTCTCGATGTCGTTCGCTTCTCATGTACAATTCTTCCTCTACTTCCTCCCGGATTGCGTCCAAGAATGCCGCGTCATTATCAAACCCAAACCGATATCCGCTGTCATACCGGAACCGTTCGCCGTCACACTCTACGACGGTATCAAGTGTTCCATCGTCCACTATAGATATCTTTCGCATTAGTAGTACTTCCTTTTCAGGCACTTGTAGCAGTTACACTTAAACAAACCAACGAAAAGCGTAGTCAAATGATAAAGCATCTTAGTTACTCCCATATTCAATATTATCACACATTACTTTCTTTTTCATATCGTAGGTCATGCGCTTAACTATCTCGCCATCCA